TTAAATCTATTTACCTTAACAACCTTGTCCTTATTTTTATAAATAGAACCCATGTTTTTTATATAATTTTGTTTTCCACCCGGAGAACTTGCACGCGATGAGCCTGCTGAAGATATTGATATAACATCATCGCTGATTTTTTTTCTATTAAATAATGAATTATTTATAGCATTGTTAGAAGATATATCGCGTGGAATATTAAAATTAAAAGATTGATTATTAAAACTATCTTTATTTATCTCTATTAAATCATCATTTTGATTATTAAGAGTAGAAATTAAAGCCATATTATATATTTATTTTGATATTAAATGTTTATATATCTATTATAATATTTTAATAGGTATTAATACGCATATTCTAATTTTATTAAGTATTATGCATATATATTTTATTATAATTATTTATAATATCTATTTTACTATTACTTCTAATATAGGAAATAGCCTGTAAACAAGCATCGCTTAAATCATCTTTTTTCTTATTTTCATTAAAAATCTTTTTTAATATCTCGTCATCCTTAATATACTCTTTACATAATTCTATACTCATCAATTTATTATTCTTATATTTTTCCCTTCTAAACCCCTTTTTATTTTTAGGGTCATCGCTATTTTTTTCTATATTAATTATATAATTATGATGCTTAGTTTTTAATGATGCATTTATTAAAATAACATGATTAACCTCTTTATCCCAATATTTAATTAAACTGAAATATCCATATATAATATGCTGTATAGTTTTCATAATACCATTTAGATTTGAAGGTTGATTCTCTATCAACACGTAATCTATAATATTTATATTTTTTTCTTTAAGCTCACCTATTACATTATCCATTTCAACATAAATTCTTTCTGTAATATCTTCAATCCCTTTAATTTCTTTTTTGCTTTCCGCAAGAGCTATTATACGCCATTCAATTATTTCGAGCTTATTTGTTAAATCATCTTTTTTAATTATACACAAAGCCAAATTTTTAACACCAATATCAAAACTTACATATATCATTATATAATTATTATACTACTATTTCTTTATTACGTATTGGCAATACTCTTTTGCATTATTTCTATATTTTTAGAATTATAATGCCTTATGCTATAATTTTTTATTAATATTACTAAGTCTTTCCAAAAAGTATCATTTACATACTTTGAATTATATTTATTAATTTTCTTACATTTTTTATACAACCATTTATATATTTTCTCTAAACAAGTATCTCCGTCGTATTTTCTACATATTCTTTGTTCTTTTGTTAATTTAGTTATATAATTTTTAATGTAGTTATTATCTATTTCATCGGGGAATATATCAATTAAATTATTAAATTTAATATAATTATATGAGGGACATATTAATAGATTTTCTTTATAATCTATAAAAGTAGGATTATTATCTATTATTAGAAGATGTTTTCTAATATCGTAAGATGATGGCGTTTTTATATTTTTTTTAATAAGAGGTAATATTTTAGTAATGGATTTTTTTATATTACCATCATTATCTAAAATACAATTATCTCTTGTAAATAATGGTCTGTCAAATTTAAAATTATTATTTTTTTCAATTATTGCTATTTCCTTATTTGCCCATTTTTTTTCGGAAGCAGTATAAATATAAAAATAAGACCTTTGATATAATTTTTTCATAGATTGAATAAAATAGAAAAAATGCGGTCTCATAAGAAGCGATTTATTGTTATAACTATTATTTAATGATTTTTCACACAATATTTTATATTTATTTAATTCCTTTTTATTATACATTTTCATCAATTCCATTATATTATATATATCACATTGATATGTACAATTACCGATTATTGTACCATCTAAATCAATTACAAATATATAAGGTTCTATATTATTATTCATTAATAAATCTAATATACTAATATATTAGAATATTACATTATAATAGAAAAGGATTATGAATTCTTATGAATCGTACAAAACAATAAGTAATATATCGAGTCCTTTATCTAACACTATGGATTCTAAATATATTTCTAAAAAGTCTGAAGATATATTTAAAAAAAATATAAAAAAAAATATAAAAAAAAATGAATATATTGGTATTAGAAATATTAAAAAATATTTTCAAAATAAAAACGTAAAATATAATTTAGAAAACAGAATATTTTATTATAATAATATAATTGAAAAATTATCAAGTATCAGTAATAATGAATGTTTAAATGTAGTTAAAAGATCTAATACAAATTCATATAATTATATTATTAAAAATATAATAAGTCTTGAAAAACGTATTGGAAGTTCCAGTAAATATGGATATATATATATTGCTAAAATTAAAAATGAATTGGGAAAACGTCCTATAGCAGCAAAATTAATGGTTCAAGATTTTAAAAATACACATGAAAGCGAATTAAACAAAAAGATTTCAGATATAATAATAAAAAAAAAATTATCAAAGCATTTTATACTTACTTATAAAGTAATAAAATGTAATCAAGATTCTAATAATAATTTACCTGATATAATTAATAACAGTAAATACATAATGTTATTAAATGAACTTGCACATGGTGATCTAAAAAGTTTATGTAAAAAAAAAGAATTTTTTATGAATGAAGATATTTTATATAATGTTTTTTCACAAATAATGTTATCAATATTAACATTTCAACATTTTGGATATATACATAGAGATTGTCATTGGGGTAATTTTTTATATCATTATAATGATATTGATAATAAAGATAATAATAAATATTACCATTACAATATTAATAAAAAAAACTATTATTTAAAATCATGCCCATATTCTATATATATATATGATTTTGGACTATCTAAGAAAATTATATATGCTGATACATTAGATATTTCTGAAGATTATGTAAGATTATTATCGGCATTTATTAATAAAAATACTTATCATAGAACGTGGTTAGCAAAATTTAATATACCACCAAATCTACCATCTGATGATTTTTCAAATTTTATAATTAAGTTTGAAAAAACTATTACTAATACTTATAAAAATAATAAATATTTACAAAATTATAATTTTATAAATATTATATCAGATACATTAATAGGTATATTACTTAATATGCCAAATAATATATTTACAGATAAAAAACCATTAAATATTAATATAATTAATAAAAAACCTTATTATATTAATAATAAGATTAAATTAAAATAATTTTATATACTTCCAGAACTTCCAGAACTTTCAGAACTTCGAGTACTGGAGAATATTATATCTAAATCTATTTTTTTGATATACTTATCATATCTATCTTCAATATATTCTGTCATACTTTCAAAACCTGCAAATATCATACTATCTATTTGTTCTTTTTTAAGTTCAAATTTCATACCTAATCTGGTAAAATTAATATTTATAGTGTTATCCAAAGGCAAATTTTTAGGATAATAAAAATTTTTTATTTTACTATTATTAATTTGTGCTATTAATACATCTTTTATTCTTAATTTATTTAATATATTAAATAATTGTTTTAATATATATATTAAACTAATATTTTTTGTTTTCTGCATTTTTCTTTCTTCTTTTTGTAATACCATTCCTATTATATTATCGCATGGTACATCGTCAAATATATTTATTGGAAAATTATTAGTAAGTGCTCCGTCATAATAGTAATCATCGATATATATTGGCTTAAACAATAGTGGAATACACATTGAAGCACAACACGCATCAAATACACATATATCGGGAGTATTTTCAATAGAAAAAATTTTATTTTCACACGAATTTATATTTGTAGAAGACATATATAAATTAATTCCAAATTTCTTTGATATATCCTTAAATGTTACATTATCATTTAAATTAGGATATTTATATTTAATAAAGTTTTTTAAATGAATTATTAAATTTTCCATATCACATATTCCATATTCTGTTACTAATTTAATATAATTTTTAATAGGAACATTACATAAATCATAATCGCTAACTATTTTATAAATAAGGGTTTCCATTTCTTCTATTTGTAATTTAAAAGCAAACATTAGTCCTACAAATGACCCTATAGAACACCCAGCAATATGTGTTACATTTTTATGTAAGTTATTTAAATATAAATATCTTAAAGCACCTACAAACACTACTCCGTGCATACCCCCTCCAGATAAAACTAAATGAGTTATATTTATATTCAAATTTGAATTATCATTCATAATAATATAAAATATATGGTTTTTCTTATATAGACGATTTATATTCTTGAATATTTACATTATAATATAATAACGCTTCTCTTGATGCATTATTTTCTGCATCTTTTTTCGTATTTCCCGTAGAGGTAGCAATTATGGAACCATTTTTATCTTTAATACAATATGTAAATACTCTAACATTATCTTTTGTAATAATATTTAATTCTTTAAATTGTGGAACATCTTGTAAATAATGTAACATATGAGATACAAGCATATCCTTATAATTATTTTTAATTCTTATTAGTTCGCAGAAATCTATGTAGTTTTCAATAATATAGATTATCCAACTTTCAACAACATAATATCCTGCTCCGCTAATAGGAGTTAAATTAATACTTTTTGGTAGAGATACTTCATCATCTTCTGTTTGAAAATCTAAATAAAGAGCTCCTAAAAATGCTTCAAATATATCTTCCATAATCTTATAATTATTTCTACCACCTGTATCTTCGACCTGTTTTGAAATTATAGCAAATTTAGGTAAACCAATTTTATCTGATAAATATCCTAACATTTTTCCATTTACTATTTTTGTTCTTATTTTAGATAAAAATCCTTCGTTTTGGTCAGGAAATCTTAGATATAAATAATTCGTAACTATCATTCCCAGCAAAGAATCTCCTAAAAATTCTAATCTTTCATAAGACATATCTTGCAAAGGTAAACAATCAGGGGGGCAATTAATATTACTTTTATCAAAATCAATATTTTTCATAGTACAATATGATTTATGAACAAATGCTATGCGATATAGATTAATATTTTTAATTTCTAAATTTTTCAAACCATTATCGTTTAACAATTTATCTAAATCTTCTTTTTGTAATAATATATTTTTATTATTATAAGGTTGATTTTCAATACAAATTTCCATAGTTTTATTATGAATATTCTCAATTCTTTTCATCCTTATAATTTATATTAATTATAATAATTATAATATATCATTTTTTATATTTATATATATATAAATATTAAATGTATTTTTCTTTTAAATAGAGTAAGATAATTATATGAGTTATCTAGCTAATGATATAAACAACCCTTCTATTCAAATAGATTCAGTTGGAATTGGGTTACAGCTTAATGACGAAGATGAAGCTAAAAATTTAAACAGATTAGATCTTGAAAAATATAAAGAATTTTTAGTTGTTGGAGAAAAAACTTATAGTATAAACACCGCTGATACAATAAATACTAAATGGAATTTTATTGTAAATGATAATGGCGTTGCTATAAATACATCGAGAAATCAGGCAAATTGTAATTTGACACACGATACGTCTTTATATGTAGATAAAAATATACATTGTTCTGGTATTATTAAAGCATCAGGACTACAAATTAGTAATATTATATTAGATAATGCAAATCCTATTACATGTAATTTAGTTAAAGAATTTATAGTTAAAACAAACGAGTTAGCATTATCGCAACCATTTAAAAGAAGTATTTATAATACTGAGTTTGCTAATAATTATAATAGTTATAATAATTATAATATTACAAATTTATATACACCAGGATACGTAACCTTCGGTGGTGAAATAGATACTTATAATAATACGAATCCCTTAAACATAGTTACAGCACCAAATAGTAAATTTGAAAATATGCATATTTCAATTAGAAATGATACAAACAATGATTATAATGAACCTGTGAGAATGTGTATAGGTATTATTGGCGGATATAAAGAATCCCCTGCTATTATTACAACAACAAGAGGTGTACCTTTAGAATTTCATGTAAGTAAATCTGCTGAAAGTATAAATTCTTCTTATGGAAATAGTGCCACACCTATATATAATGTCGCAAGTAATATACCAGCCATGACCATCGATGCTAATCATAATGTAGGGATCGGTACAAATATTAGTTCAAAATATATATATCAAAAAAAATCAATGCAAAATAATAAAACAAATATTGCTGATGTCGAAGATTATGCAAGATTAGATGTAAAAGGCTTAGTTGCTTTTGAAAATATTTTGATTAAAGATTATGTTTCAGGGCTTTATAAAAATACAGATGATATATATATTAGAAATACAGGGATTGGTGTTTTAAATGCTACACAAATAAATGAAGGTAGTTTTACAGGAAATAATTATTCATTTAATAATAATTTATCTGTAAGTAATTTACTTAATACACAAAATATAAATGTAGGGAGTAATGTAGAAATTTTAAAAAATACAAAGACTGGTTCGTTAAATGTAGTCAATGATTCCGTCTTTAACGGTGAAGTTATATTCAATCAAAATGTTAATTTTCAAAATACTAATCTTTTATCAATTAATAATCTAAATCTCAATATTGAAAATGATATATTTATTAACAATCGCCGCTTATTACCTATAGATTTGAGTGATCCGTTTACAGGTTATACTAAAACAATCAATAATAATGGTAGCAATTTTATATTGATGTACATAAGCAGCAATATCGCTTCACTTGATGCTAATAGTAATATTAATTTTCCGAAAAAATTAGGTTTAGGTCTTAAACAACATGATACTTTTGAAGGAGTTTTGAATATTATGAAAGGTGATAATAGTACAAGCAATACGTTTGATATAACTCTTAAAAATACAGCAGCAAATAAAAATTTTGTAGCAAATATAGGTAGATTATCACGTTTAGATTATAATGATAATAGTTTAATTGTTAATACAAATTATATTAATGGAAAGAAAAATAATATATATTTTTACCCCGAAACAGATATTAAATCTTTGCCAAACAACTATTTATCATCTAATATTAATAATATATTTCCTACACTATCATTATTAAAGAATCGTGTAGGAATTAATAAATTAAATCCGAGCTCTAATTTTGCTCTTGATATAAATGGTAACATATCATCTGTAGAATATTATATATATGCTGATAATAATTATAAAAAGACTAAATCATTTATTTATAATAAAGAAAAAAATTATTTTAATGTTTTTGATAAATTATGTGATAAATATTGTATAAATTATGCTGAGAGTGGTGAATTAGCAATAGATATGAAAGGGCTAAATGTTAAAAAAGGTATTAATACCGATTACTATTTTCAAAATAATATTTTAATAGAGACGCTAAAACGTGCCAGCAACGAATCCAGTTTTTATACAAATAATTATATATCAATCGGTTGGAAAAATGAAGACAATGTAGTACCTTTGCAAATACGTAATATCAATACAACAGATTATAATTACTCAACTATTCGTATTTATCGCGGAACTATGGGTGGTGGTAAATATAATAATGCTGATTATAGCGGTATCGATATATGTGAATATGATAGAGATATAAATTCAGATAGAAATAAAGAAAGATGGTTTATATATAAAAATCATAAATATAATGATAAGGATTCGAGAGATAAAAAACGCATAGGACCTTTACAAATAGGTTATACTGATAAAACAATAGAACCTACAACATATGGTATGTCTTTTTATTATAATACAAGTAATTCAATGTATCATATAGATGTTAATAATCCAAATTTAACAGAAGATGATACATCTGCTATGACTATTTACGGCGATCTATCAGTACATGGTAATATCAATATATTAGATGTTAATGGATGTAATTTTAATTTTAATATGAAAGGCGTATCTTCTCAATTAAAAAAGGTTGAAAAATACTTAGATAATATTTCATGTAATATTTTTAATAGTGCTTATAGTAATCTGCCAAACGATAAAATAATAACATCATTTGATATTTTTAGACCCAAAGATAATATTATAATAGACCCAATCATTGATAATGAAATACCTTTAATAGTCAAAAATGTCAATAATGGCAGTGATATAAAACCAGTATCTAAATTTATTACATATTCAAAAAGCGATATTAGTTATTCTACAATAGAACTTGCTATTTATAATAGCAATCTTTATTATTATTATGACAAAGATGATATGAATAATAATATCAAAAGTTCTATTGAGATTAGTACATGTAATGATAAGAATAATAGAAATACTATATTAGATTTTAATATATTAAATAACGGAAGTTATAAAAATTTTCTTAAATTTATTAATACAAATAGTGCTTCAGGAGATATTATAAATAGTATAGCACATATTGGGATAGGTGATAATAAAAATTCGAATATTTTATTACATATTGATGGTAATTCTAAATATGGAATGCAGATAACTAATAAATATTATCCAGCAAGTATTAATTTAGTAAATACAGAAGGAGGAAAAGATATATATTATAATATTTCTGGAGGAGATTACAATAATAATAATAAATTTAGTATAGGAGTTGATGTTAAAAACTATAGTAATTATGACCCGAATATTAAAAATATATTTACTATCGATACTTTTAAAAATAACGAATTGAGAAGAGGAGCTCGCTTTGGGTTCAACGAAGATTTTAGTAATATTACTAATTTAAATAGTACAAATAGTGCTACATTTGTTATTAATAGTGAATATAATAATGTATCAGCAGCAATAGCAAATAGATATACATATGATCATATTTATAGTGGTTCAGTTAATATTGATTATAAAAATATATCATTATTAAAATCATCAAATTGGGATAATACTATTAAAACATATAATAATTCAATAGCACAAAATATAAATATATTTCCTGAAACAGATGTTGATAATAATAAAATAAATAGTGATGACATTTTAAAAGAAGATTTTATAGTAAAGAAAAATAACACATTATCATCTAAACTATTCTATACAACTATTCATAGTAATATTATTTATACAAATAATTATAGTAATGTAATTACATCATATGATAATTATGATAATTATAATATAATTACTGAATATTTATCTCAAATTAGTAGATATGATAATAATATTTACAATAATATAATTGAAATAGTGCCTAAGAAACTTATTGAAAGTGTTAATGACGATTTAATATCAGAAGAGCATTATGTAGTAGAAAATATAGCACATAATATACAATATACCTTAGCTAATCGTGATATGGAAATAAATTATCAATATAATAATAAATATAAAAAATCATTAAAAATTAATTATAATGTTCAAATTTCAAATGATACTATAACAAATAGTACTATAGATAATAGCAATTATATTAATGTAAGTAATAATATTATTACTACATTATTACCATTTGATAATAGCAAGCATATTACTAATATTTTATATAGAGATATACATAAAAGTAAAATATTTATCGACGATAATAATGAAAGTTCTTATTTAGAATATTCTAATTTATATTTGAAAACAGTTACAAATAATATTATTAGATATAATTCAAATATTAGTTATAATGAAAAATATTATTCAATACATAGTAATTATTTAAATATCAATTCATCTAACATATATATTGAAAAACTTCTCAATGCTACACCTGTATTTAGAGTATCTTCAAATATCACAGATAATAAAATAATTATTAAAACATCTAATTATTCTATAAATGAAATTATAGACATAGATAACAAAGAACTAATATTACTTAATTCAAATGTATTTTTAGATACTTTTAACATTTTAGGATATACATGCAATAATACTTTAATAATAGAAGATTATATCAATGAATATAGTAATATTGATACTAAAAAATTTAATATAGGAATTAGAAATTATAATAAAACTAAATATTATCCTCATATATCCTTGATAAATAATATTGAAAATAACGCATTGTCTCTTCGCAATACACACGATATATATAGTTATGATGGCGTTTTTGAAATAAAATACAATGATGTTTTAGAAAATGATTTTACAGCACTTAGAATAGACGAAAAACGAAATTTATATACAGGAGGTGATATTGTTGCTGTCGGTGCTTTAGATATTGGTAAAGATTTAAGAATAGCAGGAAATATTTATGATGTTCATGGAAATAATTTAATTGAAGTACTTAATACAAATTATTATAAAAATTATGAAATAAATGCTTCTAATATATATTTAAATTTTTCAGGAAGTAATGGAGTAGAAATTAATGTAAGTTCAAGCGAAAAATACGATGATTATAATTTATTATACATTAAAGATTATATTAGTTCTAATGTTTATAATGACGTATTTGTATTGAGCAAATCTTCTAATTTAAATATGGATAATTTTAATTTAGATTTATATTCTGATTTATATGTTCATTGTAATGTACATATAGGAGGATATGGCGACAAAAC